AGCCTATGGAGATTTCTTTGGTCCCCGTCGGGGCTGATCCAGCCTCACAAATTAGAGCTGAAGAAGCTCTATCTAAAAACCTAATTGACTTAAACAATCAGGAAGCCAACATGGAACAACAAAGCGAACAGAGGGAGGAGGCAACAGTAGTGGAAACACCTGTAGTCGAATCTACTCGTATTTCTGCGGATGAAGTTCAGGCTGCCATAGCATCTGAGAGAACAAGATCTAACAAGATCCGCTCCTCTGTTCGTGCCGCTGGCTTGCCCGATAAACTCGCAGATGAATTATCTGAAAGTGGTGTAGATTTTGCAACCGCTTCAGAAAGAATTTTTGACGCACTCCGTCAGAAAGAAGAAAAAGCACCAACTACTCAGCATGTCGAGGTAACAACTGGACATAATGAGAAAAGATATCAGTGCATGGGCGAGGCTCTTGAAGCTCGTACCGGCTCAGGCGAATGGACTGATGGGGCTAAAGAATATAGAGGTTCATCACTTTTAGATCTTGCAAAAGAAGCATTAATTTTAAAAGGTGAGTCTGTCCGTGGTATGGACGGAATGGAAGTTTCCCAACGTGCGTTACATAGCACTTCAGATTTTCCAATCCTTCTTTCAAATACTGCCAACAAATCTCTAGTCGCTGCTTACAATGCAGCACCTCAAACTTTCCGTCCATTAGTTCGTACGGTTTCAGTACCAGACTTCAAAACAGTATCCCGCGTATCACTCGCTGGAAAGCCAAATCTTGAGGTCGTGAATGAAGGCGGTGAATTCAAGCGTGGAAGTCTTGATGAGGCACAAGAGACATACAGCATCAAGACCTACGGAAAGGTTTTGGCTGTAACTCGTCAAACAATCGTCAATGATGATCTGGACGGTCTTGGCCGTATTCCTTCACTCTTTGGCCGTGCGGCTGCTGACCTTGAATCAGATTTGGTCTGGGGATTGATAACAGCGAATGGGACTATGGGTGACGGAAGGGCATTATTCCAAGCTGCTAACCATGCAAACTTGGCAAGCTCTGGTGCTGCTCTTTCTATTGCAACTGTAGGTGCTGCAAGAAAGTCGATCAGACTTCAGAAAGATCTTTCTGGTAATAGAATCAACATCCAGCCTGAATCTTTAATCGTTCCGGCTGCTCTTGAGGTAACTGCTCAACAGTTCCTCGCACCGGGAAATCAGTATCAAGCAAACGCAGTTTCTGGGGCTACAGGTCCTAACATCTTTGGTGGAGCTTTCAACTTGATTGTTGAGCCACGCTTAGATGATAATTCAGCTACAGCTTGGTATATGGCATCAAGTCCAAGTCAGCTTGACATGATCGAGCTTGCTTATCTCCAAGGTCGTAGCGGTCCTTTCACAGAACAAAGAGTCGGCTTTGATGTTGACGGTTTGGAATTGAAAGTTCGCCTAGATGTTGGAGCGGCTGTCCTTGACTACCGCGGCCTTTACAAAAACGCTGGGGCTTAATTAACTATGAAAAACTTCGTTCAACCCGGAAATAATGTCACCGTTACAGCCGGTGCAACAACAACATCTGGTCAGCTTGTCGTTCAGACAAGTTTGGTAGGTGTAGCTCTAACTGATGCTGCTTCAGGATCAGAAGTCGAGATAGCTACTACGGGTGTTTTTAAATATGCAATGGCATCTGGAGCGACCCTCGCTGTTGGAGCTTTGGCATACCTCAACAGTTCCGATGAACTAACAAACACCGCTGGCTCTGACCCAGCAGTGGGCGTTGTTGTTGGAACATATTCAACAGATCACAGAGACTTAAAAGTCTACGGTCACAAGTTGAATTAAATAAATGAATGAAGCCCTCACAAATCGAGTAGTTAGTGCGGCTATGCGGGAAATGGGTGAATCCATCACCTATACGCGCGAAGGCGTTCAATACTCGATTCGAGGGCTCTTTTCATCTGCTTATACAGGAATTGAAAATGGTATTCCAATTTCTGTAAATACTCCGGTTTTAACTATTAACAGGAAGGATGTTTCTTTTGATCCTCGTGATGGAGATCAAGTTTTAATCCGTGGAATTAATTATCGGGTAAGGGATACACAAGAGGATGGTGGAACAGGAGTAGCCCTTCAACTACAGAGAACTGATGCCAGATCATCCTAGGAAAATTATTCGACAAGGTTTAGCCACTCGATTGGCTACGCAAAAAAGTGATAATACATATTGGACTATTGCAGGAGCCTCGGCATTTTCTACAAAGCCAGATGCAATTGATCCATCAGACATGCCTTGCATAATTGTTAGGTCGTTGGAAGAATCCGTCGAAGTTACAGGCGTTACAGAATTTTGCACATTTCAGAGACGCTCTCTCGTTTTAAGTGTAGATGGAATGATTGAAGCGTTAGATAATTTAGAGGATGTATTGGATGACCTAAGTGAGGGAATAGAAAATGCTTTTGATAGTTATCAAATCGTAGGAGTTGAGGATGCAAAAATTCAATTAAATAAGACTGAATTTGATTTGCAAACTAATGCTGAAATTCCTTTTGGAACTGTCCTAATGGAATATCTAGTCACTTACCACGTTAAAAAAGAGGGAGTAGACTATGGCAATGTAAGTCCAACATCTCCACTCAATAAAGAGTGTGACAAGGACCCCAACGCAACTTGTGTTGATCCTGTAAATGTGACTACCTTAATAGCTGAAATAAATCGGGAGTATGATCCAAACGATCTTCCCGAACCAGCGATTGAGACACTTATTCCCTGATTTTCATGGCAACCAAAAAAACAACATCTAAGGCAGCGGCGAAGCCAAAAACAACTGCTAAAAAAACGCCAGCGAAGGCAGCTCCTAAACAGGCTCCTAAAACTGAGGCTTCTCCAGCTCCTACTGTTTCAGCATTAAGTGCTGAAGACTTGGCTAAGTTCTTGGCATTGCCTAAAGGCTATGACGTAAAAGAAGTTAGCTTGGTTTTACAAGCTGCAACCGATTATGCAAATGAGTACATAGGGAAAACTCCACAAGCAACTCATGAATACAAAATGGCTATCCAATTGTTAGCTGGGAAAATGTATGCGACAGGTTCTTTAGTAATTAATAACGCTGGAGAGATCCCTGGAAAGATTAGATATTTCCTAGAAATGGTAAAAAATCAATGAGCTTTTCCGTTCCTCGTTCAGATAGTTCGGGGGGCGTTGGAGATTTTGAGAACTCGGATGCCGCTCGAAATATTCATAGCCTTGTGCGTTATGGAGTAGTAGAAGAGGCTGATTATTTAAAAAGAGTTTTAAGAGTTCGGATTGGAAGGAAAGAAGACCCAGGAGGTTCGATCCTTACAGGTTGGATTCCGTTCATGGCTGATAGGGCTTTGAACTTAGGGAGTGCAACTTGGGACCCTCCAGAAGTTGGGGAAAATGTCACTCTCCTATGTCCTAGTGGTGAAATAAATGAGGCAATAGTTTTAAATGGTGCAAGATATGGAACCCTAGGAATTCCACCTGTGGCGATTCCTAGAGGAACAGTTCACCGTCGACAATTTGTTGATGGGACATTTTTAGAATATGACCGTTTACATTCTCGGCTTAGGGCTTTCTTTTTAATAACCGGAACGACCCTTGAATATGATCAATTAAATCAGAAATTGTTCTTGGATGTTAAGGGTGACATTGAAATAAAAGCTACTGGAAATATTAAAATCACAGCGGAGGGAGACATGGAACTCAAAGCTAATCGCATTGATTTAAACCCATAAGGGTTTTACAAGATAAACTTTATATGAGGCAAGTCAATTAAATGTCAGTCCAAGGGATGAGCTCGACAACTGGAAAAGACCTGGACGGCCTTGGTCATTTGACTCAAAGCCTCAGGGATATTTTGTCGACTCGTATTGGAACGAGAGTTTATCGTAGAGACTATGGAAGCTTGATTCCATCTCTAGTTGATAGACCTGTTAATGATTCATTGATTGCAGATATGCGGGCGGCCGTTGCTGATGCTATTGATAGGTGGGAACCTAGGGTGAAATTGACTAGGGTTCAGATTCGAGCCGTTGACCCCGGATCAGTAACAATGGACTTAACAATGGATTATGTGGTTGACGGTAAAACAGTTTTTCTTGAGGGGTTTACTATCTAATGGCTTTAGATCTTTCCAGCTTGCCGGCTCCAGCCCTTATAGAGGTTCTGGATTATGAAACTATTTTAGCTCGAATGGTTGCTGACTTAGTAGCTAGGGATTCAAGTTATTCGGCAATTCTAGAATCAGACCCAGCGATTAAAATTTTAGAAGTTGCAGCCGCAAGAGAATTAATTCTAAGAGGTCGTATTAATGACTCTTTTAAAGCAACGTTAATAGCGTTTTCTAGTGGATCAGATTTGGATCAATTGTCTGCTTTTTATGGGGTTACTAGACAGACAAGTGAAACTGATGCTGATTTGCGTTCTAGAATTGTTCTAAGAATCCAAGGTAGTTCAACCGCCGGGGGAGCG